AATTACTACTTCACCTAGCTGTTTGATATACCTTTTTAGTTCTTGCATATCTTCTGCCATTACTTTGTAGTCTCCTACAGTAGTGGCAACGAATACAACTTCTCCGTTGTTCTGTTCTTTCATTTCATCTATAAATCTATCTAGGTATGTATAACCAACTGGCCAGTCTGGATTCTGTCTCTGGTCCAGGTCACATGCCTTAGGTCTCTTCTCGACCCCTTCTATCATTTTACATGGATTTGTGATCTTTGTTTCTGATACTACATACCACTTAGGAGCAGTAAGCTGTACTGCACGTGGTAGATCTGGTTGCATTATCTCTATCTCTATTGGCTTAGAGACTATTTCTATTTGCTTGCTACCTAGTAGCGAACAACCACTAGTCGTCAGTGCTAGGATTGCTAAGAGCGTTAAGTTTCTCAGTATCATCTTCTAGTCCCTCCATTACGGCTTCACTTGCTTTATTGAATCTCAGCTCAATCATTCCTGGCTTCTTCAATGCAAGATTATCTAAATTATGTCTAGCAAATATAGCTAAGTACTCAGCCTTTTCAGCTTCTATCTCTGCATTTACTCTACTCATATTCATCAGAGCCTTACCTTGCTTCTCGTACGACTCTCTCATAGCTGTCATTGCAGCCTTCTGTTCTGCTACTGCACCCTCTAGGGCTATATTGTTAGCAGCTAATGTTTGGTTCTCTTGGTATAGCCAATAGCCACCAAGACCCAACACCAATATAATTCCAATTAATAATTGTTGCATCAGTCCATCTCCTCAATCTTATAGTTAAGACCATCAGCACCAGAGAATGATATCTTACATCCATCTTCGTTAATGAATGTCAATAGTTTCTCTTTCTGTGTGATTATCTTAGGTACATTTTCAAATACCTGGTCATCAGCATCACCATAGATTGCATTGTATGATACTGTCACCCTGTGGTAAGTTATGAACCAAGACTTGATCCAGATCCATGTCTTCCTACACCACTCAACAAATGCCTTTAGATGCTTCATCTAAACATACTTGCAAACTTAGCATTCATAGCGTCTGCATCTATCTTATTCATCATCTTGTAGCTCTTCTTCTTTTTCTTGCTGACTTTGATGTCGTCGATACCATTGTATCCACCACCAGCAATAGCTCCGCCACCAGCTGAGTTGGTAGGAGCGTCTTCTAGCATTTTGTTATATTTCTCTAGCCTGTAGAGTCTTAGATACTCAATGTATGAGTCATTGCTCTCTGATAGTATTTCTTCTTCTGATCTTGATTCCCAGTCCTCTTTAATCAACCACAAAGCAGCTGCATAGCTTGCTATACGAGATTTGCCTCCAGGTATCTTTTCTAAGAGTCGTTTGAGTTTGAGTACCATGACATCGAACGTCTTAAATGAGTTCTTCTGTGTCTGGTCTCTGTCTTTTGGTTTGACTTTGATATTGCCTCTTTCATCTATGACTCCAGACTTATACCCTTCCCACTTGGCAAAAGGTGTCGCAATCCGTTTGATGAATTGGTACACTACGAATAAGTCTACTGCTGATGTTCCTGCCATTAGATGCTCCTAAGCACGTCTACAATGTGTTGATCCGACTCTATGTCTGATGTTGTGATCAACTCATCTCTTATACCAATACCAGGGATCTTCTCTGGTAGCTGGTCGAGTAATATTAGGAAAGGTTTGAGGATGCCGCTATACTCTTTTAGTTTAAAGAATAGCATTTTAGTAGCTCCGACACCGCCAAATAAGTTGTACAGTATCATGAGATGATTTAATACTAAACGCTCCTTAATCTCTCCAGTCTCATGGTATTTATTAAACAGTCTCTTCAGGTATTTGAATCTCTTCAGATCATCGAAGAATTCTGCTTCATCCATGCACTGTGGATTGTCATAGTAATGCGCTGCGAATAGTATAAAGTTGGAATTGTCAATTTTGTTCATAATTATATTTAGGTCACTATGTTACGATGATTAGGTCTCCTAACATAGATGAGTGAATGGTACATTGAATGACTAAATTAGCTCCATTCTGTGGTACTGTGAAATATGTAGTATTACCTGTTGCGTTATTCGATACACCATTGGTCCAAGCGGATCCACCTGATGCTACCCTTAACTGTAATGGATGAGATGCATGAACTGGATTGTCAAATGCATATGTCATCCCTTTGTATAGGTATAAAGTCTCATTGTCTGTTCCTCTAGCTCCACCACCTGCAAAGTTCCACTTGCCTGAGTTGGCTGATAAAGTAAATTTAACATGAGCTGCCATCTCATCTGCGTGAGATTGGACATCTATCTGTTTAACAAATGCACCACTTGCGCCGTGGTATAAATCATCTCCTGCTACTACCGTATGTCCATCATAATTACTAGACGCAGTGGGGAGTGCAGCTTCGTTGTTATAGACAGGAGCAGTAACGTCAGTTAATGTATTAATGGTAGCTGGATCAAATGTGATGTTAACTGTATTGCTTGAAGCAGTGACGAGTACACCATTGGCATTTGTAATGTTAGTTACAAATCCTTGAGCACCATTAGATACTACATTACCTGTAGGAGTGTTTATTTGACTTATTTGTGGTTGGAACTGGCTAAGATTTGCTGATATGGTAACTGTGTTGCCAGTAGCTGTAGTAAATATATTGTTAGATCCAGTTATATTTACTGCAAACGACGTGGAATTACTAGTCACATTGCCAGTGTCCGAATTCAATTGTTGGATTACAGGTGTAGCAGCATCAAGCGCTGTGGCAAGTGATGCTACGTTGAGTGATCTAGTGACCGGTGTCCCACCAGTATTAGCTGTAATGACAATTAAGTCAGAGTTAGCTACTACGTTAGCGGCCGTTAAGGCTGTAATCTTAGGCATAATATATTATTTTTTAACTGTCAGCTAATTGAGTATCGTCAGCTGCGTCTCCAGCAATAGAAGATCCAGCTACTAGTACTTCAAAATGTACTCTTCCGCTTCTTCCACCACTTCCTGCAGTTCTTCTTACCCAGCCAGCATGAGTTGTATCGGTGACGCCTGCTTCAGTAGTATCCACACCAAACACAGTCTCAACATCACCTTTAACTTCTGAGTCACCAACATAAGTTGGTTTCTCATTCAAAGTGTAAGCAGCTCCAGCAGCAACAGCATTAACTGATGTTCCTAGGTTAGCAGCAACAACTTGAACGTTGGTGTTTGATACTTTAGTTTTAATTTTGACATGTCCACCAGAAGTAACGATATAATCGTTCACTTTAGCTTCCGTATCAAATAGTGTAGACGTACCTGTTATCAGGCCATTCGCAAATACTTGTACAGTACCTGTAGATGTTTTGTCGTCCTTATTTCCCCATAATGCCATGTTAGTCTCCTGGTTTATGAATTATTTATTTCTTCTTTTTGTGACCGTGTGACATTTCAGCTACGATATCTAAATCTTCTACTGGTACGTCTTTAACGATCCCTTGTTCAAACATAACATCATAGTGAGTTACGACACCTTCAAGTTCTGAGGTCTCTTCTAGAGTATGCATTCCAGGAACACATCTTCCTTCACCATGCTCTTTATGAACAACGTGTGTTGCGCAGTCATGCTTAAGGGATTTTTCTACTGCTGGTGTATCTAAGTCTTTAGATTCAACTGCAACTTCCTCTTTAGCGGCTGCTACGATTGGATGGTTGTCTTCAGTCTGCGCAGCGTCTGTTGCGTCATCCTTTACACCCATCATTATTTTACTGGCAGCATCAATAACATTTTGCATTGCTTTGTTGTCACCTGTCCCGAATATATTTGCCATGGTAGTCTCCTGTTGTGAATATATTTATAATACTTTGTTAAGCCATTTTACCTTTGCCAACATCGATCTCCTTCTTAGGAGCCATCTTGACAACTTTTCTGCCTGTAGCAGGGTCGGTAGCTATAATTGTTTTTCTATCAGCTCTACGCTCGATAGCCTCTTGTTGAAATAAGCCCTTAGCAAAATCTTTCTGCTCGTTAGCTCTTCTCAATGCATCTTTAGCTTTAGGATGATCAGAAAGTCCTTTCTTAATCTTTTCCATCTTCTTAGCAGCACCAGTGTAATCTCCACCTACGTGTCTCTTATCGAATGCAATACCTTTAGCCATTCTGACTTCTTTATCAGTGTAGCCTTCTCCAAATGGTTTACTTCCAGCTTTTCTTATTTTAGAAGCGCCTCTACCAAATCTTAGCATTTGGTTCTTGTGTTGCTTGTTTGCAGCTTTTTGATAGTCTGGGTCTCTTCTATCATAGTCAGCTTTGGATCCTGCCATTGAAACATTTACGTTTCTCTTGTCAGCAACCTTCTTAACTAACTCGTTAGAAATCTCTTGTACGTTCTCTTCTTTCTCAAATTTTGGATTCTGCTTACCTTTATAGTTTGGATTACCTGGTATTGGTTTAACAGCATATTTGTCTTTCTTTATTGTTATTGTATTCTTTTTACTAGCTGGCTTGCCATCGTCGATATCTTTCAACGTCATCATTTTTTCACCAAGTTTACCTTTAGCCATTGCAACACCTTTTCTCATTTTTGCAAGGTTCTTATCTTTATCAACCTTTGCGCCAATGCTTAAGTGCATTTTTTCTTTGTCAGTGATCTTTCTGTTTGTTTTATCGATATAACTTAACTTAGTTGTATCTGATATCTCATTCATGGCGTCTTCACTCATGCCAGATTTGAATGCCTTGTGGCTATCGTGATGCTTATACATCCCTAGTTTCTGTGATGGCTTAGCAGCGTCATGCTTTGCTAACCAAGACTTGGCATGATCAGCAGATACTTTGTGAGTGGATCCATCTTTAAACTGTACACCTTTGTGGTTACCTTTAGTGTCTACAACACCTCTTAGCTGCCCAACGATGTGAGGAGTATCTGATATACCCTTCTTACCTTTTGGCTTTGGAGATGGCTTAGAATCTAAATGTGAGTCATCAGAAGTCTTATATCCACTAGAATCTCTCATAGCAGCTGATTTAGCTTTCTGTGCATTACCTTTCTTAGCTTGATGCATTTTAAATATCTTAGCAGCAGCATTCTTTCTCTCTAAAGGAGACATTGCTTCAGAAACCTTGTCTAGGTCTCCTCTGCCTTTGTATACGGACTTGGCTCTTTTCTTTAATGCATTTGTTCTAGCCAGTCTTTTCTTCTCTTCTGGGGACATATTTCTGTAACGTCTTCCAGTAGTAGTATCATCCCATCTTCCTGCTTCATCAAGGTCTGTATCCTCTTTACGATACTTAACTTTGATCTGTGAATCCCTCATACCATCTATTTCATGGTCTTTAACTCTTTCACCTGGCTTCATTCCACCATGTGCTTTCATTTTAGATCCAACTGAATGTACTTTATAAGAACCAGGCTGGCTCTTACTAGGTCTTAGAGTGACTGACATTGCTTCTGCAAATACTGAGTACTCTGGTACTTGGAATCCTTCTTTGACGTCTTTAGCAGCTTTAGGCTTACCACATGACTCACAGATCTTCTTACCACAGTCACAATCACAGCTACACATATCTTCAGCTTCAGAAATCTTTGCACCCATAGGCTTAACAACTGGATTCTCTTTAGCTTTTACTTTAGTAGATGGCTTCTTAGCTGACATCACCATACCATACTCATCTAATTGAGTATCTTCTTTAGCCATAGCTTTCTTGATAGCTTTTCTTTTCTTATGTAGGTACTTGTCTGATGTATCAACATCACCATCGTTATCAATATCTGCATCTGCTTTTCCAACAGGATCCATCTTGCCTTCTTTCTTCATTGCATTCTTGATAGCTTTATCTCTAGAACCTAGATATTCAGCAGATTTTGTTTCTACTTTACCATCGTTGTCATGGTCTTTTTTAGCCATTTTTTCGTCTACAAGCTCTGGTTCAGAATCGTGTCCTTCTACCTTCAGACCTGTTGTGACGTTGTTATCTGGTTTGACCATCTCTCCGCCTTTCTTTGGAATACCATCTACTGATAAACCAAACTTAGTTTTTGAAGCGTGAGTTGGCTCGTGTGCTGGATCACCACTTGATTGTCCTGGGGTGTCTTTTGCATACTCGTTTCTAGCCTTAGGAGTGCCATACTCAAGTGACGCAGTGTTTGCTACAGCTTCATTCAACTGTGGCTTGTGCATATCTCTGTACATTTGAGATATCGATCTAAAATCTTTTTTCATAGTTTCCTCTTGTTAGCAATTCCATCTTTTTCTGGCTGCTTTGCCTCTTTCTCCATCCCAGCTTCTTGACCTAGAGCAAAATGCTTTACGTCTTCCTGCTGCTTTACTTCCAGCCTTTAGCTTGGAAGGTGGAGTCGTGACTGCTGTTTTTAAAGTACTGCCTGGGTTACGTCTCTTGTAGGCTGCTACGCCTTTCTTTGTCATTCCAGCACCTGAATCAACAGATCGCTTATGACCAGACTTAACCGACATGCCCGACATATCTTCGTTTATATTTATACTTTCTAGTAAGTCCTCGAAGTGTGCATTAACTAAATCAATGTCTTGCACCACGATAGTGTTTGACATATATTTAAACAACTCATCAACTGCCTGCAGTTCGTCTTTACTATTCTGTACATTTTGTCTTAACTTCACAAATATCTGACCATCTGTAGTGACAATCCCAACTAACTTTTGAAGTAATTCGTATAGTTTACCTCTAAGTTTTGGATCCTTCAACGCATCAGGTCCTCTCTTCATAGCTCTTTTCATAAGTTCTAGCTCGCCTTTCTTAGCTAGACCCATTCTAAACAATTGTGTCATCTTAGAGACAGAATCTTTCTTTCCTTCTTCAATCTCTTTATTGTCGTGCTGCTTTACCTTACTTTTATCAGCCTTTCTACCTTTGACTACTTTGTCTCTTAAATCTTTACCGACTCTCTTTCTAAATGCTTCCCAACCTTGGTTGCCACCTTCTTTAACATCTTTCTTCTTAGTCTTGTGGATCTTATCGTGAGTGTCACCTTTCTGTTTCTTTTTCTTCTTTTTATCAGCTGCTGTCAAGTCAGTCTTTCTGTCTCTATCTTGGACGTATCTGACTTCAGCATTCTTAACCTTTCCTTTCATCTTAGATCTGTTGGCACTTCTATTGATCTGCTTCTTAACAGCTTTAGATGTGATTTCTCTTTCAGGTGTACCTACAGCTCCAGCATCTGGCATGTATGCAGCACCGACAGCTTCAACAAACTGTTCAAATGCTTCATTTGTCTTTCTTTGCTTGAGACCTCTTTTAGTCATCAGCGCATCATAGTCAACTTTCTTACCTGACTGAACTTTATAATTCTTGATTGATGCGAACTTACTTCTATCTACTTTGATACCAGCTTTCTTTCTATCCATAGGCTTTGGAAATGTACCTGTCAAACCTAATCTAGCCATTGCATTCTCGTTTTGAGCTTTTTTCATCTCTGCTGGAGTAGGAGCATCTTTGTGTCCTTTAGGATTCATCTTCTCACCACGCTTTCTTTTAGCATGGATGTTTGCCCATAACCCTTTGCCTTCTTTAACTGATGGCTTATCGTGTCCGTAACCCATTTTCTTATATTTGATGTGGTCGGCTTCTGTTTCAGCTTTGTAGCCTTTGCCTGTCTTTGGATCATACATCATATGAGGTTCGAACTTATCTTCAGTGGATCCTCTTAACAACTCTCTTTTTCCAAATGACTTCAACGACTTGTAATCTTCTTGAGCTAGTTTATTAGCTGTAGCATACATGACCTGCTCACCTTTATCACCATATCTTTTAGTGAAGTCTGATGCTTTCTTCTTCATGCCCTTAACAATGTCTTCTGCTTTATCTTTCTGAGCTTGAGACATTTCCGCAACTAATCTGTTAACTGCAGCAAAGCCACCTTGCTGGGCAGTTTGTTTTCCATGAGGATTTTCATAACCTTCAATGTACTCTAAGAATAATGTGTCTGGATCTATGCTTGCTTTGATTGCTTTTGCATCGATAGCTTCAATAGCTTCGATCATCATGTCAACAGTCTCTGCTACAGTAAGTGCTTCACTTCTGATCTCTGCTGATTTCTGTTTTGATATTCGAATCTTAAGACGTTCTTTAGCTAAGTCTTGTCGCTTATCTAATGTCTTATCTTGTTCTTTATGTTTGTCTGACTGGAGCTTTAACTTTTGCGCACTCTCGGCTTCGTCAAGTCCTGTTGAAGTGTTATCGATATATTCTTGGAACGACCATCTATTGTTATCTTCGGAGGTCCCTTCATGGACCACGTCGGCGATGAAACGCTCGAAACTGTGATTGACTGATTCGTTTTTCTTTCCACGTGCTGCTGATAGCCTCTTTAACTCTGCTGATTTAACTTTAGGTAATAACCTAATAGCAATTTTATTTATGATTGGCAGTTTCTTAGATACTCTTTTATCCAACTGAATTCTTTCTGAGGGTGATAGTTTTGAATAGTTAGCACCTTTTGCACCACCTAGTCTCTTTCTAATCAACGTTCTTGCTTGACGTCTGGCTCTACGTACTAACATATCTTTAGTAGCCATACGTTTCTTCTTCATCTTTCTAGCACGTTGGATTCTAAACTTGAGCCTTCTCATTTTGATGCCAGCTTTTCGTCTTTGTAAGAGAGTCATAACTCTTTCGTTTACCAACTCTTCTTGTACGTAATCTTCGTCAATCATTTGCACAATAAGCTCATCGCTGAGAGTATCGAACCATTCTAATAACTCAACATCCTCATATGCTTCTGTGATGTGAGATGATATCTCTTTGTGATGTTTGTGCAATGACTTTGGAAGTCCTGCTTTGAATGATTTGTGATCACCTGACTTAGCATGAGCTCTCATCTTAGTACCTGAGATACCTGATGTGCCTTCTGAGTCTGGGTCTCTCTGACCTGCAGAGTGGACTGTGATAGATTTGAAATTGTAATGGTCTTTGTGGCCATTATATTTGTTTAGAACTTTCTTATATTCACCAGTCCTGTCGGATCCTGCAACAACATGAAGGTGATCATGACCTGCCTGATGTAGCTTCTTAGCGTGATGTAAGAATGATGGACTCTCTTTGCTGGATCCAGTTACGTGTACCCCAGGATGGATCTTCTTAACATAGTTAATCTTATGCTTCTGAGGTAGTGGGTTGTTCTTTTTGTCGTGTGAATGCGAAAGCACAATGTGTGCTTTGGATCCATGTCTTTGAGCAACTTTGTGAGTTGCATGAATTAGTTTCTCATGACCAGTAGTTGGAGGATTCATCCTGCCGAAGGTCATCACACCATGTGATTCTTTTGCTTCTGGTTGGTACTCAGTCTTAGGACTGATATCTACGATATCTTTGAGTTTCTTAGGTACTGGATTGAGTTTGATTTCACCTTTTTTGCCCTTTGCTTTCTTTAAGGGAGGTGGTGGAATGGCGATACCAGGATTCCCTGTATCTCCGCCTGGTTTCCCAGTCATTCCTTGATCTGTAATTGGCATGGTGTTTCCCTTGGGCTTAACCGTTAATATTTAATGGACTCTTTCGAGGCTCTATTCCATTCGCCTGACTATATTTATAACAACTTTAACTTCTGGTATCAGATTCCCACCCTTTAATTACGTCTTTACTAAAGTTTGCGTAAGAAAAGTCTAATCTATCTACAAGTTTTACAGCTGAAGTACCTTTCTGATCGATAGCAACATAACCTTCTTGGCCTGTTACCTTCCAACCATCAGTAGTCTTTAGCATAGTTTTCATAAAAGCAGCACTGTCTAATTTCTTTACTAATAAATTCTTAGCTTCTTGCAAATCATAATATAGATTGAAGACAGCTAACAGAGTCGATTGAGGTATTGCTCTCAATGGATCCCTGATCTCTCTAAATTTTCCAAACACAGCAGCCTTACCTTTGTCAGTCTTTCTCTTATCCATCTCTTTATCAAACTTAGCTTTGATGTAAGGCATAAAGTTAGCAGCAGCTTCACGTCTCGTTGGAGTAGTGTTTGCTCTGATGAATGAGTTAGTATATGCTGTCGCATGTATTGATATAGATGGGTGATTGATAACATCGAATACTTTCTTTGGTATCTTTCTAAAATTGCTTCCAGCCTGTGTTAATATTTTTGACAGCTTAGCTGTCTCTGTTTTTGTTAGTGTGGCAGATCCAGACACATCTCGGTACATAGCATCTACTTGCCATACACTTGAGTGAGCCTTAGGCATCTTTACACCAAAGTAGTTAGTTAAGCTATCTAACTTTCTGCCTTTGTATGTTGTATGCCATACAATACCCATCTTAGCTGAAGATATACTCTTAGCTAGACTGCTCTCAGCAGGTACAGTATATACGATTGTGTTAGGATGAAATGTAATAAACTTCTTGTTGTCGATAGTTACACTTTTAACATCATCACTATCAAAAAGGAAGTCTCCTTGTATGATACAATCAAGACCTGAGTCTTTGAAACCATTGAACGCTAGCTTAAACTTTTTCTTGAGCTCTGGTCCTAGGTCTTTAGTATCGTTTATATCTTTGATAGATGTATAGTATAGTGGTGTCTTATTGAATAGTGATTTCTTAGCAACAAAGAACTCTTTTGTCTCTGGATGTCTTCCTAAGAAGATAGCTGGAGCACCATCCCATTTGACAGACGTGTCTAATGGACGTGCAGAGTCACCATTGAGTGTATCTCTCATGCCAGTCAAGAACTCGATTGATTGTCGTGTTCCATTGACGCCCAAAAGGAAGAGTGCATCTTCCAAGTGAGTCATGTGTGTATTCAAAGCCATGTATTATTTATATCCTAAAAATCAAATGATTGTTGTGGTGTGTAGTATCCAGCAGCTTTACCATAAAAGCCCATTGCTTCTAATTTAGTAACTAACTCATCAAAGTTAAACTCACCTGGGATAGCTTTTGAAGGATAGATTCCTACTGTCATTGGGTCATCTATATCAAACTGGCAACCCTCTAAGATTGGATTAGCTTTTATGTAGTCAGCTATTATCTCTTTTCCAAGATCAAAAGTCAACTTACTTCTAGTTCTAACTTCGAAGTCGCTTATTGTCATACCGAACTCTACTAAAGTTGGCTCTGGTTGGTTTCCTAAAATTCTCATCATTATATTTGTCTCCTTACTTACTTAATATACATCTATTATCCCCTACTATTGATTTGAAGTCAACAGTTTTTTGGATTTATTTTCTATTCATATTTGGCGTGAACGCACGAAATACCTGGGACTTGAGACATAGCATACGAAGCTAACTGCGTCAATAGCGTCTTTTGACCCTTTGTAGAGAGTTTCATGAAGTAATATGCCAATTGAGCACCTAAAAATGATGAGTGAAACTTTGCCCCTGTATAGTTGACTATTAGGTTCTCTGCAGCTTCCATATCAATATTGTATATCTTAGTCAAACAAATGATAACTTTGTCTCTGAATGGACCAGGCGTGCTTACACAATTGTTTAACTCTGATTCATGACTTTTAGGAATGAAACTAGGGTCTGGCAAGAATGATTCTTTCTTAAGTGCTTTGATAAGAAACGTTTCGTACACACCAACCTTACCATGAACAGCAGATGTTGTGGATCCAGCCATCTTTGTTATATTTCCCTGGTGACCACTACCAAATGATCTAAACTGTATCTCGCCAACACCTTCTTTGCCCTGCTTATTGTTTTTGAATACCATGATAACATCAACAGTAGTACTAAACTTTTCTTTTGTGTGGTTTTTAAAATGCTTGAACTCAAAGTCACCTGGAACAAAGTCTGGTGTGTCGTTGAGAAATGATTCTTTTGCATTCCCATTCTCATACTTCTTAAGTGACATTGGAATTAAACACTTGCGTTTATATAATTCTAATATTAAGCCATTAAGTTGAGATAGTCCTTCAGGGAATTTACTTGGACGGAACATATCTTTATACATCTGAACGTGATCTTTCTTCACTGCCCATATGTCAGCTGGGTTCCATTTATCAGGACCCATTCTTAATCCTGGCTCTGATATTTTTATTGCTGACTTAAAACAATTATATATTGCTGTGACTAATGAGCTTTGGTGATGGAACTCATATGTAGTATTGTTAGCAAGTACATCACCATCAAATATTTTATTAGCTAACACTTCTCCAGAATTGATCCAACTCTCAGCAGTACCCTTTAAACATTTGTCTAGTGGAACTTTAGGACAGTCTGTGTTCTTTAGTACTTTCTCTCTGAACTTGCCAATGTCTGATACTTTGATCATATCTTTAGTTAGTTCTTGTCTGGCAGCACAAACATAACATTGAAATGCTTCACCTAAATCTGTGACCTCGGATCCTGCTCCTGATATCTTACTCAGTGGCTTGAATATCATTCGGTATAGATTAGTTGTTCCGTCGTTTATAGAGAACTCTACTGGATCAACTGAACCTGTACTTGCTGTAGATAATCTTTCTGTGTAGTTACCATTCTCAACCAGAATCTTTCTGGCATTAGCTTTGAAGTCTAATCTGGCATCGGTCTTGACGAGTATTACGTCGATGGTCTTTTTAGCAAAAGAACCGCCCGTATCGTCAATTTCTATTGGGACTTGTATCCCTCTGGAAGCTCCAGTTAACAATCCATTTATTAATGCATTCATTAGTATCTCCAGGCATAGCCTATACTTATGAACTATTTATAGAAAATGTGGTTATCAATCGTTACGACATGCTTAAGGTGATCCGCCCAATAAGGATATACTGAGTCATTATGATAGTGTGTGGCACCTTCTGTAAAGTCATACATTCCATACAGAACCTTATCTGCTATTAACAGACACTCTTCCCATGTCTTACTGTCTTCTGGTAGATCTGGCTTACCATCACAATACCAGCTGAACTGACACATATGTTTGACTGGCCATACTTTACCTTTCCAATTAGTGAATGTTGGGCCTTGTCTTATAACGCTCTCTGTGTCGTCAGGATATTGCCACGAATCAACTCTGTTCATAGTTACAAGTCCAACAGCAAGTCTACCTGCTTCGGATTGATTACCAGCTTCAAAGTATATGTTGAGTGCTAACCAGTATCTCTCATCGTTTGGATCAGATGCAGTTATATCTGAATTGATTGTAATTAGTGCTAAAAATAATATAAATTTTTTCATGTAATTCCCCTTACTTAAACAAACTATATTATAAATAATTTTGTGTTTAAAGTCAACAGTTGGACCATAATCAATCACTCAAAAAAAACCTGCATTTCTGCAGGTCTAAAAATCAAGCACTATAAAGTATTCTTGGAAAGGACGAACCCCACGTTTATTCCTTTCAATTCCGTATGGCAGTTTATAACTGCTCACTTGCCACTAAACTCAGTCCCCACTGCGTCTAACAAGAATAGCATCCCGAAGAATGCGTAGTATTTATAATACTATTTTTTTCATCATCAAGTGAAGTCTTTAAAAACATCTTTTAGAGACTTCTCATCACTCGAGCCGAACTTGCCCTTATCAAATATTGGAGTGTCATCTACTATATCTGATTGGGCTGCCTGCTCAACATCATAAAGGCGCATCTTAGATTTATCTACACCTATTACAAATCTTCTGTGGAAAGCTGGATCCGAATATCTATTCTTCAACTGCTTAACCATAAACTGATCTAATGCTTCGAGTTCTTCTGTCTGCTGGATTGCCAGCATAAAATCAGCTGTTGCCGGTAGACCGAAGCTCTCCGACGTATCTTCCAAACCAATGTCAGAGCTTGAGTAACCCGATCTATTGGTCTGCGTAGCGCTAATGATTGGCACGTTGAGTTCCACAGCCAATCCTCGTAACTCTTCTGCAATCGCTTTGACAATCGTGTAACTGCCTGCATTCATTCCTCCCTTCAACCTTGACGACGAACATATATTAAGATAATCAATATATACTACATCTGGTTTGAAGTTCTTCTTTGTTGTTAATTCTTGTACTAAATGTCTAAGATGGTTAGCATTAGCTGTTGCGGTAGGATACTCTTTGATAATCAACTTACCTATTGTCTTCTCTTTGAGTCTGTCCATCTTCTTGTTGTATGACTCCTTAGGAAGTATTGAGAGGTCTTCTAATGTTACATCTAACAGGTTAGCATCAATCCTTTCTGCAATCCTTTCCTCTGCCATCTCCATCGTTACATACAGTACATTCTTGCCTTCTACCATGTTGGCTGCTGCACAATGACACATAAACAATGACTTACCTACACCTGTTCCTGCCATTATAATATTGAGTGTCTTATTTGGTATGCCGCCTTTAGTGATCTTATTCATAAGTTCTAAGTCAAAAGGAACACGAGTCTCTTTCTTGTGGTAGAAGTCATATCGTTCTTCTGCATCTTCTATGAAGTCATGACCTACACTATTATCGAACGACACCTGCAATGCTTCCTGTAGCAATGTAGGCAACTGTCCTTTCTCGTCTGGCTTGTTCTCTAGTATGTTTATACCGTTCATGATAGCATTATAGATAGCTTTATCCTGACAGAACTTCTCTGTCTCATCTAATAGCCATTGCTCATTGATCGGTTCAACTTCTACGTTCAGAAGTTGCAATGCGTTATCAATCGTGCTTTGATCAACATTGTTGACCTCGTTTAGTTCTATAGATATGACCTGTGGTTGAGGTACACTATTATACTTCTGAAAGTATTCCATTGATAACTTATACAATAGTTTATGTTGGGGAGTAGAAAAGAACTCCTCTTTGACAAACGGTAATACCTGTCTAGTATACTCTTCATCTGTTATGAGACCTGTAATAATTTTGTTTTCTATCATGCTCTTTTGCTGTCCATGTTCCAGGATATTGCAACCCTTGGGTGCTCTGTTGGTATTTGTTCTTGTACTCTGTGCTGTAACCAGCTAGGCCAAATGTACATATCGCCTGTCTTTGGCTTGTATATTTGTTGAAATCTATCTTCTTTTATAGTGTCATGCATAGTATGAAATAAGTATGGAGACTCGAATATTATATTTGAATGCTCTTTATCGCATGTTGGATAGTATGTACCTGACAGAAGAGACCTTCTATGAATATGAGCTCCGTGTCCTTTACCATCATTGTAGACACTTGCCCACATTGTTAATAATCTATCTTGCTTCAAACTCCTCTGAGTCTTCTGGCAAAAAGCCTCACATGCTTTATTGATATCATCTGCCAGTACATCTAGTTCTGGTAATCCATTACGCCACTTGTTGTTAGTATCTTCATCATGATAAGTTGTATACTTACCTATGCTTGATACAAACTTAACTGTATAGTCAAGTATCTTAGAATGATCGATATCAAGCACGACTCGTGCAAAGTCTACAGGAAAGATCTCCTTGTGCTTCATATCCAAAATCATTAAACAAGTTCTTCTGCAATACCTAGTATCTCAGCTAGAACTAACAAAGCTCCTGCCATAATTAAATTACCTATCATCAGATATCCTCCTGCGCCTACTCTAAGCAGACTCTTCAGTAGTGATATCCTCAGATGCCATTTCGGATCCGGCTGTTCCATAACTATATTTCTCCTGTGCAAATTTATCTAACACACCCATAACTTCTGGGGTGAAGTATTCTTCTGGGTTAGCTAGAATCTGTTTAGCATACACAGACTTGTCATTTGCTACAATTCTGCTGCCTTTCTTTTCAAATAGACCAGCTTCAATAGCTAGTTCTATCATACCATAATACCTATCAAGTCCTTTATCATAAGACAAAAGCACTTCTGCTTTTTGGTTCTCTTTAGATAACCTTGACTTGAATGTAGTACATTTAATAATGTTGCCTACAATCTCTTTCGTAGTAGCGTCTCTATCTTTCTTCTTACCTAAGAACACAACTGTCGATGCTGCATACTTAAGTCCTGAGCCGCCACCCATCTCTTTCATAGGGATATAACTTCCTATAACCTCGTATACGTGGTTAGTTACTAACATTGGTATACCTGCTCTAGCTAGCTTCAAAGTGAGCACTCTGAACGCTGCTTTGATAACCTGAGCCTTAGTCATATCTCTTGTCTCTTTGCCATCACTAATATCTTCTAGCTCCTTAGTAGTTGATAGAAGTCCTAGTGAATCTAACACAAACATGAATGGAGGTCTTTTATCTACAGGCGTCTGCTCGTATAGTTCTATTGCTTTCAATGCTTTAGTTCTAAACTCTTGGATCGTCTGAGGCTCAGATATCATTACACGATCAGTGTCAATACCTCTTTGCTCCATCATGTCTTTAGTCACAGCTGCTTCTGTATCGTAATACATTACACCTGCTTCTGGATTGTCATCTAAGAATGCTTTGAGGCACCCCATAACAAAGAATGTCTTACCTGTCGCAGACTCACCAGCGAATGCTGTGATCTTATTGTTAGGAATACCACCATGGATGGATCCACTAAGCAATGCGTTAAGTAAGTATGAACCGGTATCGATTGTACCGCTGAATTCGCTAGCTGCTTTACCTGAGCTGGCTAAGGTTGTATCTTCGTCTTTTAAATCTTCGACGAAGTTATTAAAAAAATTAGTCATGTTAACACTCCAATAATGTAAGACCCATTATCCTATACTTTACATATAAAGACAACTATTCAATCGGGAAATATTCCCTCTTCAATTTCATGTTAGCTTCACGTTGTTTATTAGTAACGCCACCAGCAAATGTAGTATCTATTTTAGATTCAGGTATAGATACATTACCTTTATTGTCCCACTGCACGTCAGATCGTCTTGCTATTAAGCCTAGGGATGCTACTAATAACAATACTGCTAATGGATCAAATGCAAATATTATAAAAAGGATGAGGATACGTGCTGCATTATCTATTTTATCTTCGGCATCCTCACCATAAATCATTTCAGCAACATACTTGATAGGACCTATTTCACCTTCTTGTACGAGCTGTTCTCTTTGTAGAGGAAGTTTATCCTCATTCAATTTAACTATATCATCTACCACTATGTCTATGTCAGCAGCAATCTGAGCTCTCTCATCTCTTTGTCTTCTATCGATATAGTTTCTATCTTCTGGTCGAGCTGTGTTTATAATGGTATCTAAGTTAGCTGTCCTTGTCTCAATTCTTGAGAGTTCAGCCTCTTTAGCATTTAATCTTTTGTCTATAATAGACAGTTCAAGTGAGAACGAATCTCCTTGAAGGTTTTGTTCAATGTTAGCTTTGGCTAAGAATCCAAAGATGCCTAGTGATGTGATCAACATTAATACAAGTACTGCTGCGCTTAGATATAACTTCATCCAGGCATTTATTTGGTTCCAGTTGATGTGTAGGAATCCAGCAGTAACTAACTTACCTATTTCTAGTACACCACCCATAATGATTACAGGCCACCATGAACCAGAAAATATAGTTGCAAGGCCTATAACAGAGAACCAAGCGGCAACTCCAGCTACCAACAATGAAGTGGCAAAAGCAAGATAGTTAATCATTCAGGAGTTGTTGGAGCTTCAGTTTAAACTGATCGATCTTAAGAGTTCTGTTTGGCCAGTAGATATATTCTTTATCTTCATTCTGGGCCAAGTTGTCTAATAGTGGCATCATAGCTTTGTATAGTGCCTCTGCCTTCATTTTCCATTCGTCGGCTTGTGCTTGCCACTCTTTGGATGCAGACGATGCTGCAGTTACTTCTGTCCTAACAGACTGGACGGCATCAAGCTCTTGCTCATCTACTACAGAAAAGCCAAAGTCGAAGTTGGAAAGGTCCATATTGTTTTTATTTGCCATAGAAATACCTCGTATATCTTATTTATCAACCGAAGAACTGGTCAAGCGTGTATCTTTTATCTAATTCCCAGCCAATTGCGTTACAAATAGTACGAATTGGTTCTTTGAACCCTTTATCAAACTGCTTGTCATAGTCGACATACTCATGAAGACCTAGTCGTTTATCTAAGGTAGCAGGAACAGCGAGTACATTTTGTCTAATAGGATTAGGTAGTTTCATATAAGAAAACTTAACTTTCTCACCCTCAGCAATCATAGTAATCTTCTTGTCTAGCTTCTTCTGCTTGAGCAAGTCATTGTATACAATAGCTCCTCTGACAGCAATTGGTGTACCCTTCTTATAGAGATCAGCGGCATCCATATACTTGTTGATATTTCTACAACCCCTAGGGAATGCAATCTCTTCAAACGGTAGATCTTTGAACTCTTTCTCAAAGTTGTCTACAAACTGACGAAGAGATATCTCACCCTCTTGCATGATTACTTTCAAGGCAGCTTTGATGTTTGCTCTACATGATGATGGCGTTGAAGAACGTACAGCTTCAATGCCCATCATCTTAAGTTGAGGTTCGTTGTATCGTACACCCTCATTATCATATACGTTTAGGATGTAATGTTTCTTACCTGTCCAGATACCTTTATCAGCAATAGCTTCTCGCTTCATTACCATTTTTTGTTCGTAGGCATTGACATAGCGACCAAGGTTAGCGTAACTTTTATCAATAAAAGGTTCCAGCTTCTCTTCACAAACACGATCCAAGAAGTCGACGATCTTGGCAGCGTCTTTCTCGTTAGGCATAACCGCACTAACAAGGCTATCAAGCGTGATGTACAACGAATCCGTATCGACTGCAAGTACATAATCTTTGTCCTCTGTTTTAAATAGTTTATTTAAATATATGTTGATGTGCTTCTCCATCCATTTGATAGAAAGCTGTCCGCTTAGTGTAATAGACTCAGCATACTTGGTATCAAAAAAGCGAAAGTATTGATTACCAAGAGCGCCATAAGCAGAGTTAAGCTGAATCTTCTTAGCCATTTGCATATTGTTGCAACGGGCAATTTCTTTTGTAAGGTCATTGGAGGGGTTCTTCTCATAGTCCTGTTTAGCTTTGATCATTCGTTTCTTCCAAACTACTCGATCATTGTACATATTTTCCATCAACTTTGGTAAGAACCCTTGGTAATCTTTTGTATAGATTGCTCCGGATCCACAAACAGTAGCGTTATGCTTTTCCATAAAGTCTTTCATATCTTTGTCGTTGTATAGACCTTCAATGATATCGTCAGCAGATGGTTTAAAACCTATATCACGTAAGAATGTTTCTGGTGATATATTATATTGCATAATTAAATGAGGATACAATGAGTTCAAGTCAAAAGATACTACCCAGTTATGCATCCCAACTTGTGGATCCTTAACATAAGCACCTTCTACTTTGTTCTCTTTATCGCCCACAACTTTAGGTGGTACTACAATATTCTTTTTCATGAGGAAGTTATGAATAATAATATCCCACATACGTACAGACGTGAGTGCATCGATTAGGTTAACACCAGCATCGTATGCAATAGTACAGGTCTGCTCGATAAGTTTCATCTTATCGTCTAATCTTTCAACTAGTAGAACGTCCTTAATATTATAGTCTAAGAACTTCTGATAGTTTTGTTTGTATAGTTCGTTGAGTGATTCGTATTCAGAGTAGTCTAGTTTTTTCTCATTGAGCTCAACAAAGCCAATATTATCTAATGAGTATGACTCCTGCTGTGAGTATGTGAACTTTCGATATAAGCCAAGGTAATCAAGTATAGTGATACCAATAATATCTTTAGCATTAGGTTCAACCTTTCCTCCAGATTCTTCTGCAGCTCTCGTTTGAGGAGTAGGAATAAGTCTATCATTTACAATCCCCCATGGTGATAATCTTTTGAGTGCTTCCTTAGATAGTTTTCTTTCTATACGATTACATATGTATGGTATGTCAAACATCTCAATGTTCCAACCAGTAATGATATCTGGATCTAAAGCAACCCATACATCAATAAACTTATACAGTAGATCAATCTCGTTTCTACATTCAATAAAGTCTACACCTTCTTCTGGGGTATACTTATCTCCGTTAGTATGAGGTGTAGCCATTATGATAGACTTATCACCTTGTCGGATAGCTATTGATAATACTTCTTTGTTTGCCTCTCTAATGTTAGGGAACCCATCATCAGAGACAGTCTCAATATCAAAGTTAAATACATTGAGCTGTGATATGTCAAACTTACGCTCTGGATATTCCTCATTGATATATGCATATGCAAATTGTTGCATTCCATACACAGGGGAGTTAGATATCTTTCCATGCTCTTGAATAAAGTTTCTTGCATCACGAATAGAATCGAATCGTCTAGGCTCAACTTGCTTACCATGAATAGTCTTGTATGGTGATTGCTTGGTTGAGTTTACATACAGAGTAGGTTCGTAATCAACCTTGCGTTGCTTACGTTCTCCGTCTTCGATATAGCGCTCAAGTATTTGATTGCCATGTGTGTAAATATTAGTATAAAACTTCATCTGTCTTTTGATATTAGGACTCGCTTTCTAAGTTCACTCGTACTGAATGAATGATCACGTTTATTATACACGATTTCGATTTCATTGTCAACACAATAATCTTTTCCTGTAAAGTCCTTATCGAGATAGTCCGACCCAATTATTCTTACATCTATTGGGAGTGACTTCAACACATCTATCAATTCAGCCTCCGTGTTATATACAACAATATCATCTACAAATCTGGTTGCAGATAATTGAAGTTGTCTTTCAAAGACTGATTGTACTGGTTTATTTTTTTCTGGACGATCCACTGACGGATCATTTTGTAGAGCAACAATAAGATAATCGCAAACTTGTTTTGCTTCAGACAGCATTGTAGCATGTCCAGCATGAAGTAGATCGAAGGCTCCAGCCGTAATTCCTATACGGCCTTTGCTTTCAACATCACCATTAAGCCACTTGAGCATAGCTTAATCCTGTAAAAATTCTTTATCTTGTTCTAATTTAAGGGCAGTGCTGAGTTTTTCCTCTGCAGATGCCAATTGATTAATTAGTCCATCTAATGTAGCTACTACATCTGGATGATCAGCAACACCATTTGTATTGCTTAATAGGTTTTGAATATTAGCTCTTGCTACCATAACATCGCCATTATATCTTGCGACTAGCGCACTTACTAAGTTAGACATTTTCTAATCTCTCCATAAGCCTTTCAGCTCTATTTGTAACTTGACGATACCACTTGCTGTCTCTTCCTTCTACAGCTGCTTCTTTCCAATCACCAGATTGAATAGCTGCAACATGCTTTCTGAAACCAGTGAGACGTGTACGTCCCATGTTAAACATCATGTTAGCTACTACTTGCTTGACATCCTCAGGATATCCATCCCATGCAGGGTGTAGTATTTTACAATCATCAATAACGATTTGAACATCCTTTTCGAATAATTCTACACATCTTTCTTCTGTGATTGGCGTGCCAAGAGGCGATCCACTTTCTTCATCAGAATCAAGGATAAGATGGCCGATGCCAACAGTAGGCAGACCAAGATGGTCATGATACACTTCAAGTACCTTTCCCTCGTCGATTGTTAATTGTTCTCTTAATTTATTAAGATCCATATGAGTCTCCTGTAATGTAGACTTATTTATAAAAGTGAAAGAACATGCCAGCTTGACCGATCGCAATTTGCGAATTAAATGTCCAATTTGGATGCTACAATGCACAGCATGTCCTCTCACACATATTATACTGGTTTAGAGTTCAATAGTCAACAGAGGGGTCTATTTAACTTTGATTTCTACCGGCTTTTCTTCTTCTGGAATTTCTTTTAATAGAGAAACAGAAAGAATACCGTTAGTGTACTCCGCACCTTTCACTTTTACATGATCAGCTAATGCAAATGTTCTTTGGAACGATCTGCCAGCAATACCTTGATGTAAGAATTCCTTACTCTCATTGTCTGCTTTATCAGCTTTCACTGTAAGGGACGAATCCTTAAGAGAGATGTTAAAGTCTTTCTTATCGAATCCTGCTACTGCAATTTCAATAACGTAATTATCCTCATCCAACTTAATAATGTTGTATGGTGGGTAGTTTCCGTTTGGTTGGTTATGAATGTGATCGAGTCGTTTGAACATTTCATCAAACCCGACACTAAATGGTCTAAAATGACCGAATGGTTCTTCGTAGATTGTCATATCTATTTCCTCCTTTGGATTAAGCGAAGATTAATATATGTAGCCTCTAGTGAGCACTACAGTGGTATTTATAATACCTTACATAATATATGGGGACTTTTCTATATGTTTCAACAGAAAAGTCCTTTTTTTACTTACTTCTCGTTTACAAACTCATTCAATTCAGTAGCAACAGATATAATATCCTGTGCATCAATTGACTTTGTCGGTAAAGGTTTCTTATCATCAGGATGATTATCGTTGTGGCTATAAACCGCATCGATCTTCCTTTGTAAGTTTTCTATCAGTATGGATTGCGCCATACTTAGTAAGTCGGCACGAATCTCGTACCCAGACTTTCCGTTAGACATAATGTCCTCCCGTGTGTGTGTTTCCTGGGTCCTCCAGGTCGGTCCTTACGTGTTAGCTACTGGTGCTTCTGGAGCTGTATTAGCTTCTTCAACAGATTCTTCTGCTGGAGCTTCTAATAATTGTGCAAGTCTTTTTTGCATTCCGTCTAATGACATAGCAACCTGATCTGCATTAAACTGAGCTTCAAAAATTGAATTTTCAGCTTCTTGCTTCTTCTTGGCTAGGTCGTTACACTGTGCGTAAAGATATCTGCCTTCTTCAGACATATCCTCAACCATGTATTCTACATCGTTAAGAACTACTTTTGCTGGCTCTTGGACTTCTTCCGTTTCGCCATCTATTACTTGGTTTTCTTCTGACATGAGTTACCTCTTTTTTCCTATATTATATTTAGTTACTAATTCCCAATCACCCTTTTGGCTGAACGGGATCACCTTTATCTGACTTAATGGTGAGACAGGGTCTATTGATTTCTCTGGTACAACCAGCTCAACGAGTCCCCATTCTGCCAATAAGTTAGCTATTGTATTTCGTCTTGCGACATCGTCATTAGTAAAGTCTGTTGGCTTGCCGTCAAGACCAAACAGTTCTTTGAAATGTACAATGTAGTATTTACCTTGCTTATGCAAGATGTGGCAAGATTGAAATAAAGTTTCGCTTTTTTTAGAAGCTACTCCGATTCTTGTTAAGGTCTCTCTGACCTTCAAAAAGTCATCTGCTTCCTTGAGCGTGACTTCTACCATGTTATCTATTGTTATCATTGTCTTTTATACCTATTGTCACTTTTTCCCTGATGACGCGAAGTTGATTCTCATTTAACAAACTGAGTGCCTGGCGTGCTTTAGGGAGTGATAAATTATAAAATTCACTAACAATATCCAAGTCATCATTTTGCTCTGGTTTAGACCATTTAGCGAAACGCTTCTTTGGTCTGATACTATTTAGAAGAAACTCGTATTGGAGTCTATTGTCTAAAGTACTATATCTATTCATCTCATTAGCGTATAGTAACGTATCAGTAAAGTATGATAATGTTCTGTTTGTTATGTATGGCACATAAGTGCTCTCAGCGAGCTCATCATTTTCTGTATTAGTCATGATGTTCTTCTTGGTGAAGTTAATACTGTTAATAAAGTCGAATGGTTTCAAATCATCCACCCCATAACAATGTTAGCCATAATTAAATATACACATACTAAGTTACTCAATACTATAAAAGTTCGTATCATGGATATCCTATTTTCGTTCTTAGCATCGTATCCGTCTTCCTCATCGAAAGAGCCTAGAGCATGTTTCCATATAGTCCACAGCTTCTTCATTAGTGGATCCACTCTAAACCAAACATTGCACCTGCAATATAAAATAAAGGACCAATAATTAATAAGTCCATTACAAAATGTAACACAAAGCTCATTGCAAATATCTCTTTCCAATGTACCTTACATATGTCTAACCACTCAGCAATCTTTTTCATTACTTAAACTCACAATCTGCCATAACCTGAGTTAAGAATGCAACAAGATTAACTTCTTGATCACCCACAAAAGCTGACTTGTATTGATAGTCAGCAATATGCAATACTAATTGAGGTATGGAGTTAGGTTGTAGTTTATCACTAGACCTATCATACAGCTTTCTCATGATTGCAGTAGGATCCGAATCTACATTCGTTCCAACCCACTTACGCATTCCAGTAAAGTTCTTATCTTTAAGGAACCCTATCAATGCTGCAAATGATTCCTCAGTAGAGTTTGCAAGTATTCCAGTGTCGATCTTACCTGTAGCACTATACTTCTGTAGCTCATTGATAACACGTCTCCAATCTGGATAGTGCTTATTAACAATCTCAGCTACAACTGGCTTATCATATGGTACTTGTTCAGTGTCTAGGATGTCACATATACGGTTGAAGAATGCACCAGCTAATACAGGAGCATCTTTCTTTGCAAAGGTAAAATCTATAACACTACATCTGGAATGTAGTGGTGGTATAATCCTATTCTTGAAGTTGCATGTAAGTATGAACCCACAGTTCTTACTATACTCTTCCATAAAGTTACGGAGAGCTGGTTGTGTAGATTGTGGATTGAGATAGTCAGCTTCGTCTAGTATTACATACTTTCTACCTTCACTGAATGATACAGTAGTAGCAAAGTTCATAATATCAGTACGAAGAGTATCAATGTTACCAGACAAAGAACCGTTAACAACAATATAGTCAGCCTTAAGCTCATCTAACATTGCTTTGGCTACAGTAGTTTTACCTACTCCAGCAGATCCAGTCAGTAATAGATTAGGAATGTTCCCTTGTTCTACAAACTGCTTGAATATCTTTTTAGTCTCTGCAGGTAATATGAC